GAAATCGTAGCTCCATTGCTACTTACTGTTGGATTGCGGTATACTGCAACGTACAAAGAATGTAAAGTAGTTATGCTACTACTTAAGTCTAGAAGATGCTTTAAGTCATAAAAATAAATATTTTTACCGCTACCAGAGGGATTTCGTAGTAATATTTTATTTTCAAATGTAGTCCCACTAAATGTATGTACTGCAGTAGCAGCATACAGTGTTCCTTTACATAAATGTTGCTCTAAACTAGTTCGACCAATAAGACTACCATTAGGATTAATCGTTAGACTATCCCCCGTAGATCCATCTTCAATTATTCTAGGCCTAGACTCCTCACGAGCCATTATTCTTTCCCCACTACTTTATTGAGTGTTTTTAATTCTGTTAAAATTGCTTCAAGTAGTTTAATTTGATAACCTGATCGGCCAAATAGTTTAAGTTGCAGTACCGCAATGGCATGAATATTTTGAAGAGTATCTTCAAAGCTCTCCGTATACTTATCCGTTTTTGGGACTCGAATTGAGAGAGGAACTCCTTTTGATTCTTCTTTCTTGTTGTTGGCTTTTTTTAATGACATTGTTATCTCCTTAAGTTTATTTCCACTGCCAAGGGGTTTTTAGGCCCCCTAGCAGCAGAAGATTAAATTAGTTCTGATATCCTTTGATTGTGCTTTCAAAGTTGTAAGCTTTGTTAGAATCATTTGTCCTAACAACTCGAACAACTTGAGTATCAGCAACCGTAGTTCCATCAGGAAACTTGAAATGATCATTAGGATGTTCAACAGATGTACGGAGATATCCTTTGACAACCCCGTTTAACAGAATTTGAAATGTCCCAAGAGATTCACCACTAACGGAAACTTCATGAACTTCAAAAGTTCCACCAGAAGCAGTATAATCATGATTATCTGACGCAGCTGACGCTAACGCAGCAGCTTGATCAAAATCATTCACTGGAGTTCCAGATGAAGGCTGAGTAACGACATTAATTGATCCATCTGTATTAACAGCAAGAAAGTCAGTACCATCACCAACTTTCACACTATCAGTAGCATGAGATAGATCCCGAATGTCAAGATCAGTTGCAGTAACAACCGCATTAATACTCCCATCGGCATTTACGCCAAGAGTATCAGTTCCATCACTAATCGCAACGTTATCTTGAGCAGCAGACAAGTTACGGATATCAAGATCTGTTGCTGTAACAACAGCGTTGATACTACCATCAGCATTAATAGCTAATGTATCTGTACCATCACTAATTGCTACATTATCTTGAGCAGCTGAAAGATCACGAATGTCCAAATCTGTAGCTTGGACAGTTAACGTAACACTTGAAGCAGCGATATCAACTTGAGCATGACCACTAGCATCAACATCCATGCGATTAGCATCAGTAGGACCAACCACACGAGTTAATAGTTTACGATCTAACGTCATGCGAACAAGTCCAACATCTCCTTCATCTACGGAGTCAGGAGCAGTTTCATCTGCCAAAGCTCCAATAGGTGAAACAGCATCAGTAGCGATTGTAAACGCACTATCATCAGTTTTACTAGGAAATGAGGTTCCAACCAGTGTAACATTGATACTTCCGTCTGCATTAACAGCAAGAGTATCTGTGCCATCACTGATGGCCACATTGTCCTGAGAAGCACTTAGATTACGAATATCTAAATCAGTAGCAGTAACCACAGCATTAATGCTTCCATCAGCATTAACGAGCATTATTTCTGTTCCGTCTCCAACTTGTACGCTATCAGAAACATGGGATAAATCTCGAATATCGAGGTCAGTAGCTGAAACCACAGAGTTAATAGAGCCATCAGCATTGATTAACAAACTTTCAACGCCATCACTAATGTTAACGTCAATGCGGTTTGTTATACTATTGTCATCTAAGTTTTTTGATATTTTTATTGCATCACGAGCCATATGTATTCACCTCCTTTTTTTATTTATTTTTGCTGAGTATCTACGGAAGAAATGATCCTCTTCTCGTGCTCTTCTATTTGTTTTAGTTCAGCCTCTGCTTGTAAAATTGATAGTTCAATAGCTTTAACTCCAGCAGTTTTAAGATCTTCTAAGTCCTGTTTCAGCTTAGATAGTCTTGATTTAGCATCTTGTTTATGAACCGCTATTGCAGCTAAAGCCATTTCTTTAGTTTTCTTAATTTCAAATACATCTTGTGGAACTAAATCTGTTCTTCGAGATAAGTGTGGATTAGGATTCATATTACGCTCCGTATACAAACATCTTAAAATCTTTTGTTTTTCCTGTTACATAGTGTTGAACTCGAATATCAAGAGTATCGTTTAAATCTATTGGATATCCATTATCAAATGTAAATTCAACACCCATTTCTATATTTGTCTGTTTAAAACCAATTTCTGTCAAATTATGTCTTAAAGTAAAATCTGTACATCCACTACCTGTTGCTATAATTTTGTAAACTTTTACTGTGGCTGAAGCAATAAATGTTGAAATCGTTGTTTCTGTGCTCGCTGCTACTGTTGATGCTGATCCAGAATGAAGTAAAGTATCGTTATTTGTGTCTTTAACGTTAACATAAGCTGCACCATTAGCATCTGCTTCCCAACGAACAGTACGATTAGTACCTCTTTCCGTTAAAAGAAGGCTAGGTTGATTTTGATTTGGTGAAAGTACTGAATCATCACCTGATCCATCTAATGGATGTGGCCTACGCTTGTTAGCCATCTATTACCTCTCTGCTACATCAAGCGTTTCTCTTATTTCTGAGGATGTGAGATCCCGAAACTCCTTATTCATCCTGGCTTTACCATTTTTAAGAACGGTAACTTTTTCTTTGCCAAATCGAACAACTTTAACAGGAATAATAACCTCACCAGTCTGTCCTGCTTCCAACGCAGGGACTTGAAGTTCATTTAAATCTAAATCAAATTGAAATATAGGCTCAGATGACATATTCTGATTTTCAGCCATTTTTTCTTTTTTCGTTTCTTTTTCTTCAGCCATATTTTCTCCTAATGACCAGTCCCCAGGGAGGTTTTATCCTCCCCAGGGAGTTAGTCAATTTAATTAGCTCGCCAAGGTGTAAATCTGGATAGCTCTCGCAGCTTCCAGCACTTTAGCAATATGTGAGAATTTGTATCCCACAGTGGAGCGTTGATCCAAAGGATCTTCAGTCCCAGCAGAACCAAGCTGTTTCGCATACATTTTCATGTTTTGTCCAGCAAGATCCACAAGACCATAAGCAGATTTACCGAACATATACGCATGGTATGTGTCGGCTCCACCAGATCCAGCACCAGCATTGACTTTCACGTTAGGTGATTCAACAATGCGAGCACCATACAGCTTCCCAACCTCACCACGAAGCATGGGGGTAGCAGAAGTGTATTTATTGATGTCAAGCCATCCACCCGCAGCAGTATCCCCTTGAAGGTCGAATGACTGAGCAGGATGCATGATAACTTGATACTCTCCACCGATTGTGGGAACACCAGCAATCCGAAGAGTTTTAACCCCTGTACGAATTTCAGACGCAGCCATGTTTGTTGCAACAGCAGCTTCGTTAGCAACTCCATTGGCAAACTGATCCGTAACGTTACCATCAAGAGCATCACGAGTCAAGGTATCAGCTGACAACGCAGCACGATAACCAAGCACATCTTGAGCTCCTTCAATAACAGGGTCAATCGCTTCTGCAATCAAGAAGTCAGACAGAGTAACAAAGTCCCCATACTGCAAGGGAATTGCACTAATCTGAACAGATTGCAGAGTAAGACCGTTAGGGGTTGTCCCTTCCGTAAGTGGTGTGGTGTTAGCAGCAAAGTTAGTATAACGAGTCCACTTAATCTCATTACCCATTCTTTTTGGCATAGGCTTCTTGTCAGCGAACTGGTCGAACCGAAGTTCGATTTCCAGTCTCTCCAACAGCTTCTTGTCATAATAAATGGCAATAGCGTTAGGAAAGCCTACTGTTCCAGTTGTATTTGGATTTAAGGCCATATTGGTATCCTCCGATAAGAATTTTAGTCTCTATCGGCAACACTATGCATCTGAGCTACAACCTCCCGTAATTTGTCTACTGGCATTTTACGTAGTTCTTCCTCAGAGATATGCGTAGCACTGCCTTTCTTACCGCCACCCGCTACGGTTGATTTAGCCTCTTTAGCGAGATTGGCTTCAGCTTTCGCTTTAGCCTCTTTTTCTGCTTCTAAAATAGCGTCTCCGCTATGGTCTGCTCTTGCAAGTTTGTAAAGTGCATCGAGTGATTGTCTAACCCCTAAATCGAAATTTACGGGTGTACTCTCAGAACGAGCTAATTTCTGCATCTCAGGCCAGAGCTCTGAAAATCCTGGGTAGTTAGCAACATCACGTGCCATATCAGCCTTTTCAAATGCTAACTCCATTTTCAACATTTTCTCATCTCTTTCCTCAAGTTGTCGCTCATAGTGAGTTTTGACTTCATTTACTGGCTCATTAATATAAGGCATTAGAGCCTCGATGCCTTTGGCTTGTAAGTCGGCAATAAACTGCTCTTTGCTTGGAAGTGGTTTTTTGGTTGCAGCAGCAAGTTTCTGCTGAAGATCTGCAATCTGACCAGTTAGAGACTCAAAACTCTTTGAGATATGAGATCTATCCTGACCTAATTCAGTTATCTTTCTTTCTGCATCCTTATACCGCTTTTGCAGAGTTTCATACTCTGCTGTTAAGCGTGTAAGAGCATCCTCGCCATTTGCTCCTCCATCAGTTTTGCTGGCGGTGTCATTTTCTGTGGTTGAAGCATCTGGCCCCACAGGTTGCTGGTCTTGCCCAGCTTTGACAGCCTCGTCGTTGGTTTTCCCAGCTTCGGGATTAACGTTTTGGGTATTGTCCATTGTGTTCTCCTGTTGTCGAGTTGTACCAGTTAATTACTGGGACTCGGATTTAAAATTTGCGTGTTTAGCAAGAATATGTTCGGCATTAATCCCTTTGACGAGATCCTGCTTTACTAGGTCGAGGAAGTCTTTCAAGGCCATAGCCTTTATCCTCACTATTTTAGCAGCTTCATCACTTAATTTGGGATTAAGCCATTTTTTACGTTTGTCAAAGATCAATTCTTCTGTACGTCTTTCTAAATCTTTCCAGCCTTCAGTCTTACACATTTCTCTCATTATATTTGCCTGAGCTGACAATTTGTGCAAACTTTCAAGCTGTTTTGCGTTCAGTCTAGCAATATCCTGATCTTCCACAGGGAGCCTCCTTTATTTTACTTTTATAGTTTACAGTAAAATATAAACTATAAACTATTGTAATGTAGGTGGTGCTGGTCTAACTGCTGATGGTTGTGATTGAGCTCCATTACGAGCTATCTCATTTGCCAATGCAGAGTTAGGATCTCCTCCTGCTCCGTCCCCTGCTGGTAGCGGAGGTGGGGCTGGAGGTGCTGTCTGTCCAACTATATTAATCTCATCAGGATCAAATCCCATGAGTTTATAAATCTTTTTAAGTACTTTACCAATTGTTTCACCTTCCATGACATCTTTACCCATTCCCAAGAAGGATGCTAACTGATTAATCTTTGCTTCTGAATTAATCATTTCACTAGCAGCTTTCATTTGGAAACTAACTTCAGCTCTAATTGCTTCAGGAGTCATATCTTGATCAAACAAATGTCCGTACATTCCTGGATCACGTAATACGTCATCATCGTCTATAAATTGTAAATTTAACTGATGCATCATTCTTAATGTTCGTTTAACAGCTGTTTCTTCAATCAGCCTAACAGCCAAAGAAAACTTTTCAAGAGACTGGCCAACAATAAGGCGAGCACCAGAAGCGGTACGTCCAAGCCTCCCACTTTCGGGTAAGCCTGATGCTGCCCTCGTAACCGTAGTTGACTCCATTTCCTGCATAAGTGTTTGAGCTTCTGTATAAGACGATTGGGTAACATCTTTAGTCTCCATTGGTTCTAATGCATCCATTTGTCCAACTAAAACAAAATGGTTTGGAGCAGATATTAATTGAGTAGTATCTACATCTCCAGTATCAAGGACTTTCCACATCCTATTAAGAACCATATTAATATTATCAAGTCTTTGTCGTCTAATTGTATTAAGTTCATGCTGTTGATCAACAATAGGTTCAACAAGTCCGATACCAAACCATTCCATAGGAACCGAAAAGAGAACTGAGCGAACAAGGGGACGTTTTTGATGGTGAAATGGGTTAGACACTGCTTTCAGCAAGATAGATCGGTTAGCTATAACAATATAAGCTTCCTCTCGAATACCATCTCCATCTAAATCATATTTTCCCCACCATTCCATGACTTCTACACCACGAGCTTTGGTAGGTAGAACACTACTAACACCTCTTGTAGTTAGTCTGTCTGATCTAGATGTATCTGTAGAAGATTTTTCCTTTTTAGTTAATGTCTCTTTATCCGTATTTGCATATACTGGATATTTTCCAGCACCCAGTTCCCTTAAATCATCCATACTCATCCAAGTTCGGATAAATACTCCCTCTCCTTCCCTCTCATTTGAAGCTGAAGGATCAGGAAAAACATCGAGAACGTCTAAAACGTCAATTTCGGGCCTTCTTTCAGTAACCTTGAATTTTTTCTCTTCTTTCCATCCAACTATTCGTGCGGGTAAGCGTATACCGAATAAAGATACGTCTTTGCGTATAGGGGTTCTTTCCCAAACCCATTTTCGTACTACTTTCCAATAAACTTTGAAGTAAGATGTACCATAAAGACACAATTGTTTAGCAAAATCAATAAATTTAGGGAAAAAGTTTGCCTGACCAAGTTGATATGTTAAAAGAATCTTAATTAATTCTGCTATATCTGCATCTTTTGGATTGGTAGGTACAACATCGAATAGATTTTCTGAAGAAAAGATAGTATTTGTGATGAGGGGTACACCTGATTCAATAATTCTAAAGATCATTGGTACAAATATCTTGGCTCGTGTAGGAAGTTTTGCTTCATCATCCTTGTTAAAGAACAATCTATATGCTTCATCCCATTTATCTTCATAGGGTTTTCGCCAGTTCTCCCAATCAGATAGTTTATTTACAAGAGTTTTTACAATAAGCTCTTGTTTTACAAGTCCTTCATCTGATTTAGGATCAACCCCAATCTGAAGTGGTTCACTTTCGCTACGTGAGCCAACATCCTGTTGAGCTTTAGATATTTCTTTATCTAATTTTTTATCTTCTTTATCAGTGTAATCTGATCTGTTCTCTTTTTCTGGCATATTAGTACCCCGTTCTAGAATTTACGACAAATCGCCTTCTGGCATAAGGAGTTTGTCGTCTATGTGGAGCTTTCGCTACCGCTGGAGGTAAAGGTTTAGAAAATGCATACCTCAAAGCATCCATAGCGTGATTATTCACAGCTACAGGTTTATCTTTTACTGGCTTATCATCACTGGGGTTCGGGTAATGATAAGCTTCAATTTCATCCAAAAGATTTTCTGTCTTACCCCTAAAAAATTTCAACTTTTGTTCTTTGAGCAATCTTGTGATACGCTCAATTCCAACGTTTATATCATTATCACATTGAGTAACATTATGACATTTATACATACGTTGTAATTCAGAGATCAAGTGAGCTGATTGCCTATCTGCAAAAACTTTTTTAAAGGGATGCTTAATAATTTCCATTGAAATTTTTTGTAAACTAGCTTCCCTTTCATAAAATTCATCCACAACATAATAAATCTTTGAATGTGGATCTTGAACTATAGCTAAGAGACATGTAGGATTTGAAAAGCCAAAGTCCATGCCTCCATGCCACTGCCAACCCTCAGGGATTGGGAATGGGGACACTATATGTTTATCTTCATCAAAATCAGGATATACTAATCCTTCCAATCTTGTGAATAATCCTAAATAGCGTCTCTCAAATATCGCTTTTGGTAACTCTGCTTTTGCCCGTTCAAATTCTTCAGGTGGAAAAGCTGGGTTATCAACTGAAGCCCATGTAATGAGATCATAATTCGGATCTCCGTCTTTACCAGGCTTCATAACTTCCTTGTAAAGCCAATTTAAGGCGTAAGGGGTCGTTGTCATTAGGACAGGGCCTTTATTGACAGCAACACGAGCTTGTATGTAAGTCCAGACACGAGCTTTCATTTGTCCAGCTTCATCAAGCCACGCACCAAGAAGTGTCATCCCTTCTAAATGCTCAGGGTTTTCAGTAGAACGTACAAATATACGATCTCCCCACTTGAGCTCGAAACACTTCTTTTGTTCTTTCCACTCTCCCCAATCTGGAGGAATGAAAGATCGAAACTTAACTAACGTGCTTTGCTGAAGGATCTTTTCCGTTGGGGCTGCTATGAGCCAATCTCCCCTTTTACCGCTTTTGTAAGCTTCATGTATTTTTTGGAGAAGCCATATTGCACCAATCGTAGTCTTACCGCCCTGCACGCCTGTAAGTACGAGTATGAATCTTTTTTTAGAGGCAATAACTTTATCTTGATGTTTGTGCAGGGTAAACAATACTGCCTCCGTAAAATTAAAATGGGTTCCCATCCACCACGATGGTCAGCTTACCGTCCTATAATGCACTGGAGGGTTGGACGAGCCCTAAAGCCTAAGGTAGCGATCCTTTCGGCTGCCCTAGAGTCATTGGATATTGGTTCCTCGTCTAGGGGGATTAAATCTTAGCCCTCGAAAGGAGTTGAACCTTCAACCTGCTGCTTACAAAGCAGCTGCTCTGCCAATTGAACTACAAGGGCAGTTAGCCCCTAACACTCGCTAATGGAGTTTTCGGCGAGCGTCCCTTCGGGACTTTTCTTGGCTTAAATCCACCTTCTGTAATAGCATTTCTGATACGAGCAGCTGCCTTTGCGTTTTTAGCGTTCTTTGATACACCTACCACTCGTCCAGTGGCTTTTTCGATTATTTTGTTTCCTACTGCTCGTACTGGCATAAATCTTCCTTTTTACTAGGATTCCTGGTGTAACAGTTAACTCCCTGGATTCCTGGGAAATATCCCTTACTCTTCTGTAGATATTTCCGTTTTATTTGAAATTGACGTACAATTCTTGCACGAGTAATATGTCCCCTCGCTACATGGGTGCTCATCCATCACTTCACCACAATTTGGACAAATCTTCTCATGTTCCATACTTCCTCCGTCTTAGCGGTAATTTATACCCTTTCGGGATTATTTGTAACAAAAACGACACTATTTTTATTTTTATTCCCGTTCAGGCAGTAAGGAGTTATACCTTATCGGGGTGAATGATCGTCCCCCGCCCCCGCTGACCTCTGAGTGAATGACGCTGTATCAAGAAATAATTTTAAAATCCGAAGTGCATCTTGTTTACAGTACCCCACCCTCAGATGACCGTCCCTCCGTCTGGTTGCTTCCAGGTGCTTAACGATCTGTCTCCAAGTGTCTAGTGCTACGTGTCTGCTGGGGGGTTGCTTAATCATTTTCAAATTTTTTAAATATGGGCTCACCTTACTATGGCTATGTCCACACTGCACACTACCCTTGACCACACCGTCCCCCGTCTCAAAGCTAAACCTAAAGTGAGCTGTTTAATTCTCGCTTAGTTATTGCTCCCTCTCTGCCTGTTCACCAAAGGAGCTGGGGTTATCTCTTCCGCTTCAACGTCAACAATGGGTCCCCCTGGTGTCCCCTTTGCTTCTCTCATAGCTTCGGCGTGGGTCTTAATGACGAAAGCGGTAATTTGGGGGCGTGCCTGGTGCTTAGCGTCTTGTCGGTCTAGCTCATCTCTCAATAGCAACAGTACTTCCTTAAACTGGCTAAATGAGAGCTTGTCTAGTTGCTTTCCTTCCTTGTCTACGCATGGGAGGGATAATAGATTAAGAAGCTTAGATTTATATCCTTCTCTTGAAACTCCCTCAATTTCATAGTATTTATCAATAAATGGCTTTAGTTTGTGTTTAAGCTGATAAGCTGATTCTTTAGAGCCTTTATATCCTGCTAATGTATAAGCCTCATAGACTTTCAAGTCTTTCAGAACCAACTCAATAAACTTCATGTTTTTCTTGGTTAGCTTTATATTTGACTCTGTTTTGGTCTGAAGTGCCTTTTTATTTAACATAATACTCCCATAATATATACCATAATTGTTGAAATGTGAGTAACTATTTTCAACAAAATAATAAATTTATGTATTTAAAGACATATAACATATATAATATATGTCATATAATACATATATAGTATGTTTAAATGTATCAAATATAGCATTATTTATATATTTAAATGTATCATATTTAATACCATCTATTTAGACATTAGACTATTAAGCTATTAACCCCCCTCTAATCGTCTATATATTCCGTTTAAGCGTATATAATCTATTTAAATAGAGGACTAGTAGACCGTCATATATTTGTCATCAATAATTCACTTGACAAATAGATAAATTGGGGCTATATGTATAGTAGATCAAGAAAGGAGGATAAGACAATGACATATATAAAACAGATCACAGTTACACCAAGCAAGGCCAGAGAATTAGAGCATATGGGATTTGAGCTTAAATTGGTTGCTATGCATCTTGATGGAACAGACACCTATGAAGTCTACGTTAAATAAAGGAGGAAAAAATATGTTAACTGTTCAAATAATTGATGATGGAACCCTTGACACAGTGATAAAAATTAATGATCGAGTATATAGATATAATTTTGACTATAACATAGATAATGATTCAGAGCCACAATCCTATGAAGATTTTGTAAACTGGGCTATGAATGACGCTAAAGAAATGTATCTAGAAGAAATCGAAATAGAAAAGGAGGCCACAAAATGAAACTTACACCATTAAAAAGCAATATGACAGAAATTGAAATTGGAGATAAAACAATTCTATTCAGTTATAAGACCCCTGTTGCTTATCATCAAGCGGGGGTTGGTTATGCAAAAACTAACAAATATTGGAGCGTTACAACCTCAAAACATATTAACCAATGGTTAAAAATGAACGGGTTCGACGCTTCTAGAGGTGATCAGCTTAAAGAAGTAAATCAAGAAGAATTAGACAATCTTGTGAAATAAGGAGGCCATATGAATAAAATTGAATATGACATTGAAGGGCTTTATGGTTACGGTTGGGAGACGGTAACAACAGAAGAGAGCTTTCTAGAGGCTAAAGCGAGGCTCAAAGAGTACAGAGAAAACGAAAGAGGTACAGCCTTTAGAATCAATCGAGTAAGAGTAAAGGAGGATTAATTATGATGAATAAACAAGAAAAAGAAATGTATTGGTTTTTAGCTAAATATCCTGACAAATGGCATACTTACGCACACGACAAACAGACACTTAGAACCCTTGGAAGCCTTTATTTTTATCGTGGTCTAGGTGTAAGAGGCTTAGAAGTAAACAGAAAAACAAGCCAAATGAAGCTAAATAAAAAAGAGCATTTCGGAGAATAGGAGGGATTATTATGTCAATACAGAAAGATGATCAAATAAACTATATTTA